CGTAAGGCCACCTTTACTCCGGAGTGGTTCCCCGGGTGGTATGAAGGATCTCTTTATCTGCTTCTCATTTTGAGCTAAGCTCTTAATAGAAGTGTTGAAGACATTTGACTACCGCGCTCTCTACGGCGAGTTGGAGCTTCGAGGGTGTTAGGATTAAACATCCTAAACTCTCTTTGCTCTATCCATTGAATAGTCTCTTTGACTTTATCTACCCCTGCAAAGGGCTGATCGAGCTAAGAGGTAAATTCGATAACTTCCATCATCATTTCATCTGCACGTCTCAGTAATGAGGTGTACAGAGGATGGTCGATAGAATAGCCGGATGGAGTAGTATTGGTTTGACCCCCATGATCTCCTAAGGATTGATCAAGTACGTCTGATTTCATCAGCTACATGTCAACTCTTAAGAGTTCACTTTGGGCCTTTGATCCTGTACTAGATAATAGATCATCGACAATCAATTTGCTCAGTTCTTCTTGGAACTGGTCAACATTGTTGCATGATAAATCTATACCGAACTAGTCCGCCATAAGGCGGTAGTCGGGTTTGTCCATATGGACAATTATCTGGCTTAGGATTGCTCTCTTCCATCTTTCAGCTCTGGAAACAGATCCGTAGGATGATAAGAGAATTTTACAAAGGCTCACAAGGAACGGTCTGGACTTCACTAGAGTAGAATTATAGCCTCTACGCAAGGAGACTCCCTATGCAGAATATGTTGACTACCATGTTATGTGGTCGGAAAACTACGCTGCTAAGGGGAATCCTGTGACTTCCTCGTTCTGATGGAATAATCTTTTGGCAAATTCGAAAGTATCTCTTGATACCTAGGTTTTGTCTCTGGATATTTCCACACCGAATGAGTTCTTCACTGCGAGATAACTATTTGCTACTAGAGATGACCTGATTACAATATCATCACCTAATATCCTATAATCTTTGAAGTTGGTCTTACCGACTTTCTTCGCTGAATATCTGACTATTATGTGATGAATAAGAGCCAGGGAGGTCCATGATGAGTAAAGTCCCATCGGTTGTCCACATCCATAGTAAACACTATTGGATTGGTAATCGAAGGGAAGTTTTACCATTATGTCTCTCCAGGCTTTTGCTACTTTTGTCC